TGTAGGTTCAGGTAATCATACAAATTGGAGACCAACAGCTAATGTATCAGGAACTAATTTTAGAATGACAGTAAGAGGAGATACAAATCAAACAATAGAATGGGCAAGTAATATAACATTCACACAAATTAAAACAGGGGTAGCACTTTAAAAATAAAGATATGGCAAACACAACAGAAACAGCAACTTTTAATGTTAAATCAAATATAGGAGAAGTAACAAAAGATGCAAGTTCTTTAGCAGGAGAATTTAGAATTATGGGTGTTTCTTTAAATTCTGTTAAAGCAGGATTAACTTCAGTTGGTAAAACAGCAAAAGCATCATTTGCTACTATTAAAGCAGGTATAATGAGTACAGGTATTGGTGCTTTAGTTATTGCTGTAGGAGCTTTAGTATCATATTTTACTAATACAAAAAGAGGAGCTGATAAACTTTCACAAGCATTTACTGCTATGGGTGCAGTTGTAGATGTACTTACAGATAGATTAAGTAAAGTTGGAGAAGCATTGACTTTTGTATTTTCAGGAGATTTTAGAAAAGCAGGCGAACTTTTAAAAGGTACTTTTGCAGGAATTACTGATGAAATAAATAAGGAAGTTAAAGCAATGGTTGAGTTGAAGAAAAGAACTCAAGAACTAAGAGATGCTGATATGGACTTTATGGTTCAGAAAGCAAAGACTAGACAAGAAATTGAAAAAGCTCGATTAATTGCAGAAGATGAAACAAAATCAGCAGCTGAAAGATTGACAAATCTTAAAAAAGCACTTGAATTAGAAGCTGAAACTACTGAACAAGAAATAGCATTAGCAAAAGAAAGAATGTTAATTCAACAACAAGAAATGGCTCTTAGTGAAAATTTAGTTGAAGATGAAGAAAAGTTAGCTAGATTAAAAACTGAAATTATTGAAAAAGAAACTGCTTCTATCAAAATGAGAAGAAGGGTTGTTACTGAAGTTAATTCTTTAGAAAGAGAAATAGCAGCAGAAGGAAAGGCTAGAGCAAAAGAAAAACAAGATGAAATAGATGCAGAAAATAAAAGATTAGAAGAAGAAGCTAAGAAAAAAGAAGAAAGAGCAAAAAAGGAAGCAGCTATATTATTAGCATTACAACAAGAAAATAGTTTAGCTTTAATAAAAAATTTAGAAGAAAGAGCATTAGCAGAATTAAAAATACAAGAAGATAAGGAAATAGCTAGTGCAGAATTATTAGAAAATTCAGAATCAGTAAAAGCAGAAATATTAGAAAAATTTGCAAGAAAAAGAGATGAAATAGAAAATCAGTTTTTAGAAAAACAATTAGCAGAAGATAAAAAAGCAGCTAATGAAAAGATAGCATTAGATAAAGCAGTAAAAGATGCTAAAGTAAATATAGCAGGACAGACTTTAGGTTTGATTGGAGAAATTGCAGGAGAAGGTTCTAAAGTAGCTAAAGCGGCAGCAGTAGCACAAGCAACAATTTCAGGTGTGCAAGGTGTACAAAATGCCTTTACGACAGCATCAGCATCTCCAATAACAACAGTATTTCCAGCGTATCCATTTGTTCAAGCAGGATTAGCAGGTGCTTTCTCAGCAATGCAAATACAAAAGATAATGTCAGGAGGTAAGGCAGATTCAAGTGGTGGTGGTGGTGGTGGAAGTATGGAAGCTCAAACTCCAGCTCCTCAAATGATGTCAGGAGCATTTCAATTAGGTGGTGGGATAGAACCTGAACCAACTAGAGCTTATGTAGTTACAGATGAAATGACTAATAGTCAAAACCAATTAGCTAATATAAGACGTAGAGCTACAATTTAAAAATCAAATAAATTAATTTAAAATCTATTATATAATATGCCTTGCGAAAAATGTGATAACGGAAAATACAAATGGGGAAAGACAGGAAGCTGTACTTATGATTCAGTAGCTGAATGTGAAGAAGCCAATAAAGACTACTACGAAGATATGAAAACAACTAAGATAGTAGAATTAATAATACAAGATGATAATCAAGAATTAGCTATTGATGCTATAAGCTTAGTTACGAGTCCTGCAATAGAACAAGACTTTGTATTCTTTGGAAAGGATAAAAATAACTTAACATTTGCAAAGGTAGATGAAGAAAAACGTATGTTAATTTCACCTGCTTTAATTCCTAACAAGCAAATATTTAGACACGACCCAAATACAGACTCAGATTACTATGTGTATTTTAGTCCTGATACGGTGAGAAAAGCTAGTGAACTTTATTTAAAACATAACAATCATCATAAAGCTACGTATCAACATCAAGATAGAGTTTCAGGAGTTTTAACTATTGAGTCTTGGATTAAGGAAGGTGATATGGATAAGTCTAAAATGTATGGATATGACCTTCCTAACGGCACTTGGTTCGTTAAAATGAAGATAGAGAACGAAGAACTTTGGCAAAAGATAAAAGCAGGGGAGCTTAAAGGTTTAAGCATAGAAGGTTACTTTACAGATAAATTTGAATCTATGCAAAATCAACAGCCAACAGACCAACAAATACTAGAAGCATTGAATGAAATAATTAACGAAAATCAAATAAAGTCAAAATAAATCTATTATATTAAAAAAGAAACTATGGACATTAAAGAACAAATATTAGTAGCACTTGGTTTAAACAAAACTGAAGAACCAATTAAATTAGAGTGGCAAGCGAAGTCAGAAGACGGAACTATTTTCGTTTCAACTGCAGAGGAGTTAGAAGCAGGAGTAGATATTTCTGTACTAACTGAAGATGGAACTACAATACTTTTACCTATTGGCACTTATAAGACAGCTGAAGGGGTTAGCTTTAGAGTTGAGGAAGAAGGTGTAGTGGCAGAAGTTATGGAGTCTGAGACTGAAGAAGAAGTAGAAGCTACTGAAGAAAAAGAAGAAATGGCAGAAGAAAGCTTAGCAGAAGTAGGAGATTGGGAAGGTATGGAGAAAAGAATACAGAACCTAGAAGACGCAGTAGCAAGACTAAAAGAAGATAAAGATGGGGGAGATGATGAGGTTGAAGAATTAGCTGAAGAAGTTGAAGAACCATCTACTAATCCTAAATCTATTAAAACAACTGAAGTAGTTGAATTTTCAGCAGAAGAAGAATTAGAGAAGTTAAAGTCTGAAAACGAAAAACTAAAAACTGAATTAGCAAAATCACCTGCTGATTCACCAATTAACACAAATAAATTTAGCTCTGAAAAGACAAATGTTATAAAACAAGATTTAAGCAAAATGTCAAGACGAGAAAGATTTTTATATAACTTACATAATTAATAATTAAAAAATAAATAAAAATGGCATTATCAACAACTAGCAATTATGCTGGAAAAGCAGCAGGATTTTACATCTCAGCAGCTTTAAGACAATCAAATTCTATGGAGTTTTTGACTATGATAGAAAATATCAAATTCAAGAGTAACATACAGAGAATGGCAGCATCAGCAATGGTTCAAGATGCAACTTGTAACTTTGATGAAGCAGGTTCACTTGCATTAACAGAACAAATTCTTACTCCTAAGAACCTACAAATTAATACTGACATTTGCAAGTCTACTCTTTTAGATTCATGGGAAGCGTTACAAATGAGAGCAGGAGCAGGAGCACCACCTCCAGCATCTTTTGATGACTATGTAATTTCTTACTTAGGTGAGATTATTGCAGATGGTACAGAAACTTCTATATGGACAGGAGCTGATGCAACAGCAGGTCAATTTGAAGGATTCTTAACAGCTACGACAGGAGCATTTGCAGTAGATGGAAATGTAGTAGCAGTAGCAAACGCAGGTGGAGCAGGAACAGCTTATACAGCAGCTAACATTATAGCTAATTTAGGTGCGGCAGTAGCAGCAATTCCAACAGCAGTATATGCAAAAGAAGATTTATACTTATACGTAAGTCCTAAGTCTTGGAGATTATACATGACTGCAATATCAGCTTTAACAAACTTTCCTTTCGCAAATATGTCAGAAGATTACACTAAAATCTTTGAAGGTGTAAAATTAGCAGTATGTCAAGGAATGGCAGATGACGAAATCGTAGCAGCACAAAAATCAAACTTATTCTTCGGTACTGACTTAGTTTCAGATGCTACGAGAATTAATATGATGGACATGGCTAACCTTGACGGTTCAGACAATATTAGAGTAGTAGCAAGATACTCTGGTGGTGTACAAGTAGGAGTTGGTGCTGACGTTGTATTGGTATCGTAATAAAACAAATAACGGGAGAGTGTAAAAGCTCTCCCTTAACTTAAAAAATAATAAACAATGAGTTGCACAGCACTTACTATCGGAAGGGGACTAGACTGTAATAGAATCAGTGGAGGAGTTAAGTACATATACTTCGGAGTTTATGATGAATTCGATGCTCCAATAAATACAACAGGTATAGTTCAGTCAGCAGGTGAAATAACTGACATTGAAATGGGAACAAATAC